TGGGTTTACCACTTCTACAAAAACTAGACCATTAGTTATTGCAAAATTGGAAGAGTTCATTAGAAACAAACTAATTAAGTTATACTCTAATAGAATTGTGGAGGAGTTGAGAACTTTTATTTGGCACAACGGCAAGCCTCAGGCGATGAGGGGATATTCAGATGATCTTGTTATGTCGCTTGCAATTGCCTGCTGGGTCAGAGATACTGCCCTCACCGCTAATCAGAGAGACTTAGAATATTCAAAAGCGTTTTTGTCATCAATAACGCGCTCAAGTAGAAAACTAACAACAACAATTCCGGGCATGGAAGGCCATGTGGTCACCAAAAATGATATGATATCAGACGAACAAAGACAAACAATGAAAGAATTCCTGTGGGTATACAAAGGTTAAAACATGGCAGACAATACTAGAAATCCAAGAAACAATAGATCTGAACTCTTCAGAAGGTTAACGCGCCTCTTTTCGGGCCCGCTGATTAACTATAGAAGTCAGTCCGGACGCCGCATTAAGCGCCAGCATTTAGATAAGTACTCAAATACTTTCAACTCTGCCAGTGGCCAGCAGTTTAAGAAAAGCACTTATAACCCGCTAGACCGTCTATCTCACGATGCCATCGCGAACCAGCGCAGGTCCGAGCGCTATGTAGACTTTGACCAGATGGAGTACATGCCAGAGCTAGCATCTGCACTGGATATTTATGCAGACGAGATGACAACGGCTTCAGATCTCTCTCCTATGATTAGAATCAACTGTATTAATGAAGAGATCAAGTCGGTCTTGGAAACATTATATACCAACATTCTTAATCTAGACGCAAACCTATTCGGCTGGAGCCGAACAATGTGTAAGTATGGAGACTTTTTCCTATACTTGGATATTGATGAAGCCTTCGGGATCAGAACAGCGCTTCCAATACCGCCTCAAGAAGTGGAGAGAATGGAGGGACAGGACACAACCAATCCCAATTACGTTCAATATCAGTGGAACTCCGCAGGAATGACGTTTGAGAACTGGCAGGTCTCTCACTTTAGAGTCCTTGGCCATGACAAGTATGCTCCATATGGAACATCCATTCTTGAGCCCGCCCGACGAATCTGGCGCCAGCTAACTCTAATTGAAGACGCAATGATGGCATACCGTGTCATTCGCTCACCTGAGCGCCGTGTGTTTTATGTTGATGTTGGCCAGGTTTCCCCTCCAGATGTTGAACAGTACATGCAAAAGATCATCACGCAGATGAAAAGGCACCAAGTACTTGACCCTGATTCTGGTCGCGTCGACTTACGTTACAACCCAATGTCTGTTGAGGAAGATTATTACATTCCCGTCCGCGGCCAAAATTCCGGCACACGCATTGAAAACCTTCAAGGTGGCCAGCATGCTACAGCGATTGACGATGTTAAATATCTAAGAGATAAGCTTTTCTCTGCCCTTAAAATCCCCCAGTCTTATTTGACAATGGGCGACGGCGCAGATGAAGATAAGACAACCCTGGCTCAGAAGGACATTCGATTCGCCAGAACGATCCAGCGATTGCAGCGGGTAGTTATCAGTGAGCTTGAAAAGATTGGAATTATTCACCTTTATACTCTTGGCTTCCGAGGAGACGACCTTCTTAGCTTTAAGCTATCGCTGAACAACCCTTCTCGTATTGCAGAACTTCAGGAACTTGAACATTGGAGAACCAAGTTTGAGGTCGCCGGCGCAGCAACAGAGGGCTTCTTTTCTCGACGCTGGGTTGCACAACACCTGTTCTCAATGTCTGATGAAGAATTCCTCCGCAACCAACGCGAAATCTTTTATGATCGTAAATACGACGCCTCCCTGCAGGCTGTGGCAGAGGCTACAGCTCAGGAAGCCGTCGCATCAGCCGGCGGTATGCCAGACCCCATGGGCGCCCCTGGCGGCGACGAGATGCCGCTTGATGGAGAAGCCCCGGAAGGAACAGAAACAGAGATGCCACCTGATGCTGCTCCAGATATGGATGCCCCAGAACCAGATACCGGGGATCTCCTCGCCTCACCCCCTGGCTCGCGCCCTTCACCCAGAATTACTCCTGGCGCCAAGGGAAAGAAATATTATCCAGTCAAGTCGGATAAACGCGACATGGGCGCCCGCTCACGCTCTTATAAAAGTCTTTCGACTCCTGAGATGGGAACCTATCGTTCAATAAATCACGGAGCATCTGAACTGCGAACATTATCAAAAGGTATATTTACTGAAGAGGCCTCTAATTATAGTGATACGCAAGACTTACAGGAATTACGCCTGTTTGAGATAAACCACGAAGTCCGTTCCTTGATTGAGAACTTGCAATTGCAAAATAAGCAGGAGTCGACAGAAAATGAAGATGAAGCATAACAAAAAGCGCAACACTGCAATTCTGTATGAAATTTTAACACAGAGATTTACAAAGGCCGTGGTGGAGAAAAACCCCGCGTCTAAGATTCAAACAACTCAGATTTTAAGGCGCTTTTTCCAAAAGGGCACGATTCTGGCCAAAGAGCTAGAACTATATAAAGCCTTGTATGAAACACGCGCACTAAAAGTAGAGCTATCAAAAAGATTATTATCAGAAGTTATTAGCGCCCACAGCAAGATTGATCCACGTGAGATTTATAAAGAACAGTCTTCACTAATCTCAGCAATGAATAAGGCCTTTGATGAATCACCCTTCAAAACCTTCATTCCAAATTATAAAAGCTTGGCCTCAATCGCGCAATTATTTGACTCCGATACAAAACTAAAAAGTAAGGTTCTTCTCGAACAGCAGATTATAGAATATATTTCTTCTGAAGTTGAAAAACCTGCAGCAGATTTAGAGGCCATCGACAGCTTGGTTTATAAGAAGTTCGTAGAGAAGTTCAACGACAAGTATGGAGGTACTCTCCTAGAAGAACAGAAAATGTTGGTTAGCAGATATATTTCATCTTTTGCTGACAACGGTCTTGCACTCAAGTTATATCTAAACGAGGAAATCGGCCGCCTGTCCTCTGAACTGAATACCTTGATGCAATGTGAAGAGTTAGCCAACGATAAATCCATGGCCCGCCAAGCCGGCCAGGTTGCACAGATCTTAAAAGAATCAAACAAGAGAAAAATAGACGCTCAGTTTGTGGAAGAGATAGCGAAAATTCAGTCCCTTGTTGCGGAGCTAGCTAAGTAATGGGAATTAAGATCAAAATTGGCAAGTCCCAAAAGGTCGACCCCTTTGTACGCAAGTTCGAATTAAAGATTCGCAAGTCTTTGGATGGTAACTTGATGATCTTCGATCATGCTGATATTGATATTGTTGTTATGCCCTCCAAGAATAAGGTTCTGGCTTTACCGAAAGAGACAATGGGTGATGCTGTGTATGGCGCCCAAAACCGCCTCTTCTCACATCTTCGCAGAAAGGGCCTCATCGCAATGGACTCAATTCAAGCCAGCAATATTTACGGCTCCATGGAAGCCTTGATGGCGGAGAACGAGCAGGTTGATCCTGTTAAGATGATACTCATGAATATTGATAAGTTCATTGATGAGGAACGCCCATAATTTGACTTTGTTCGTGCAGCAAACGATCAAGTCGATGACATGTTCACAGACCCGGACGATCTCCACTCTACAGAGTTGGGAGAGGTTCCGCAGGCAGATACGAAGGGTTCCTTGCAGCCCGGCTATGTGAGAGATCCATATGGCCTATCCCAGCTTTATAAAATCTAGAGGTGATTTTTGAATACATTTATGAACTTACTGTGGTTTATTCTTGCATCATACGGACTAACGCAAATACTTGTATACGGCTCAGTATTCAATAAAATAAGGCCCCCCAAGACTTGGCTCCGTGGCCTGGGTCAACTGTTTCATTGCCCGATGTGCATGGGTTTCTGGGTTGGTGCTTTTTTGTTTTGCATTTCTCGACAAACGGAACTATTTACATTTGAGCAAAGTATAGCAAATTTCCTTATTTGTGGTTGTGTATCATCTGGTACCGCCTATATGATGAATGTTTTATTTTGTGATAACGGAATTCAAATAGGAGTTAACAATGAATAACCAATGGATAAACAAATGGCAGCTTCAACCAGTTCGCAGGTGTTGCAAAGGCTCCTAACTCGCGCGGGTAGCGCCCGCAAAAAGGTAATATAAAAATGAACAAAATGCTTTTAACTGAATACTATCAGCTGTGCGAAGGTGGAGTCTGTCAGGATCTATTAACCGAAGACGAGAAA